TTGTCTTGATAACTTCTTTTTTCAAAGCCGTTAATTTAAACTGTTGGCCGCACCTATCGCACATGGCGATACTGTTCTTACCGGATGCAAAGCGATTGCCCATTTACGCACCCGCTAGTTTATGTACATCTGACGTGGAACAAAACGAACCGAAGCCTTTTCACGATCTTCATCAGCGGCCAACTGCCAAGCTTCGTCGTACTGTTGCTTTAAGATGGGCAAACGATCTGCGCCACCTTCAATCTTGAGGGCCAAGTAATAGGCTAAGCCTGCCACCATACAGGGCAAGAAGCGGAAAGGCACATCCATCGTGCGTACGCCCCCACCAGCATCATCAATACGGCGCATGCGCCAGTAAACAAACTGATACGTTACGCTGTTGTCTGGGGTAGGCCAAAGGGTCACAGAAGGTAAATTCTGCGTGTACACGGACACGCCTGTTAAATGCGCTGCCGCAGTCGTGCCGTTCTGCCCACGAAAGCAGTTGTTAAGCACGTTGCCAGAGATGTAGCCGTACTGCACTGTCTCGTTTTCAATCAACAAGAACCCTGTAGCGGGAAGCCCCACAACGGAAGTTAGTGTAATGGTTGTATCTGTGGCAGTGATCCCGCCGTTAAGCGTGGTGCCAATCGATGAAGTCTGGCCATCCAAACGCTGATACCACACTTGAATAGGGCGGGCTTGTTGCAGTTTGTTAGGGATCGTGGCATAGGTAGAAACACTGATACGCGTAATGGTCAGGTCAGCCTGCGTGGATGCGCTGCCTGCGCCCGTGCGAATCACATGCTCAAGTAGATCCACCGTATCTACGGGTAGTGCGTAGTTGTTTAGACCCGGAGTCAAGTTAATCGTACCCTGCTCAAACGTCCACATGTTGACACCGCGGTTTGCCCAATCAGCAAACATTAAGTTCAATGAACGACGGGCTGTACGTAAGTCGTAGCCCGTACGCAACTCCGAACCAGCGCGTTCAAACGCTTCCTCAACCAACTCAGTAAGGTCAAGGTTAAACGCTGCGGTTCCTGAAGTGGTCATCTAAATCCTGCCGTTTTCTTTGCAATCGTTTTGGGTTGTGCTACGAATTGTTTACCGGCGGCTTTTCCGGCTCGCTTGGCTTTGGTCGTCGCAGCGTACTCACTAGCGCTGAGACTTTTGATCGCAGCTTTTGGAAGGTATCTTTCACCAGTGTCAGAAGATTTTTTACCACTTTTAGTCGTCCAATCTTGTTTGCCCCAGTTTTTCAGGGATTGCTGTGGGGCTTTAATCACGATACCCGCCACCTGCGGCTTTATACCGTTTAGCCATGACTTGTGCTTTACGTGCTGACCACTGACCTGCGCCAGTACCAACAATTGCGGCAGCTTTGACGCTGTTAAAAATCCGTTTACGTAACTCAGGCTTGGTGTAATTACCAGCCTCGTTTACTTTGGATTTTACTTTCCCACCCTCTTTGTACTGGGTAAAGTCAGTGTTGTCCCGCCGGGCCTTCTTCTTACCCTTGGGCATCTTAGAGGGGGCGATGTCCCCCATACCGCGACTGGCCATCATTTTGTACCGCCTTTAACTTTCTTGGCTAAAAACATCTTATCAACCATCTTTATCCGCTGGGGTTTGGTTGTAACTTTGTTAATAATAGCCAGCCGTTTAGGTTCACTTGCACCGTAAAACCCAGCCTTCTTTAAAGACTTAACTACGTTACCTGTAGGTTTCACGGTTGCCATATCAGCACATCTTTCCGCGGGTCTTGCCTTTAGTGGCAATCCCATCAGCGCGAGAAGAAGCTGAACCACCGTTTTTCATGCCCATAGCAGAACGAATACGTTCGTTAACAGAACGCTTATCCGTTGAACCGCTGCCGCTTCTAGCGCTCTCACGATTTGCCTTTGCGCGCTCTGACACGGACATTTTGGTTTTATCCGCTGGGGCTAGTTGTGATTCTTCAAACTCACGACGTTCACTTCTAATATTAGAGGGATCAATAAGTTTAATCTCAGGCTCGTCAAAGCCTCTTCTTACGGCTTTAGGCTTTGTTTTAGTCTTTGTTTTAGGCTCGGCTTTTGTTGTATACGAAGTGCCAGACTCGCCATACTCTTTGGCGTTGGGGTTTTTCAACGCCATGTCTTCGCGTTTATTCGCCTCTTCCATTTCGTCAATTGGGCCGCCGTCTTGGTAACGTCTTTTCATGTTAGCTCCTTAGCAGGCTTTGCCGCCCATGTTCATCTTGACCATTGAGCCTTTGGTTTTGCCTTTTGAAGCAACACCGTCAGCACGCTTGGAAGCAGAACCACCGTTGGCCATACCACCTTTTTTCATGCCTCTGCCGTCACCGATAAAAGCAGGCTTACCATCTTTCATGGGCATACCGCCACCAGCCATTTTCTTAGCTCCAGCTTTTTTCTTAGCCATCATTGCCATGAAACCGGGATTCATTTTGCTTGCCATAGTATCACCACCTTTAGAAAATTTGCGGCTTTTGTCCGCTTGGTTAAACTCTTTACCCACGGACTGTGGGACTCCTACTTTCTTAGCAAACGACGGGTTGTTAGCCACCGCCGCCATGAAATTGTGCTGCTTCTTACTCGTTGTCGGCATTTTTTTTCCTGCGAATCAACTCAGCAAAAGGTTTACCTGCGATCATTTCAGTGATCCGCATGCCTGTCCACACAATCGTAAACAGTGCGGCAACCGAAGGAAGTAGTTGCATTAACGTGCCAACAGCCGTAACAGCGGCTACGCCGTCCGCTACATGCTTTATGGTTTCAACATTTTCTTGTTTCACACCATCCGCCCTTTTGTCTTGCCTTTTGTAGCGCAGCCATCAGCCGCAGTTACATAGCCGCCATCCTTACAATTCCACGCCCTCAAAGACTTATTGATCCGTGAATCCGGGTCGTTGGCTGTCTTCGCGCTGGTTAGCTTCTTCTTCATGCCTTCCATACGGGCGCAGAAGGAGTCGCGCCGTGAGCCGCCCTCGGGTTGAGGACGCTTCAATCCGGGTTTCCCGGGGTTGGCCGCGTTGTACGAGGCCCGTCCCTTGGCGTTCAAGCCACCCTTCTCGGATTTGCCCTCTTTCCTCTGCCATGCTGGAGACTTAGCCATAGAAAATTGTGACCGAAGTTACGTTTGCCACAGTTCTATGAACATTGGTGCTAAATAAAACACCTTCGCCCGGAAACAAAATATACGTAGGTTGCGTAGCAGAAGCCACGGTGTTAAGCGTCATAACGGTTGTGCCGCCTGACCCACCATCTTTAAATATCACGCTGCCAGCTGTACCTGTCGGAACCATGTAAACAGCTTTGACCCTTGCTCTAGCAAGAGCAGTAGGTGTTTGATTGGTAAATTGCCCCGTAGCAGTTAGCGGAACACTTACCTGTACATCAGTTTGCATCGACATAATCAATCTCCTTTAAAAACGGGGCCGAAGCCCCTTGGGTTGATTAGGAGTTAGCGAATGGTGTGGCAACAGTGCCTGTGCCCAACACCATGCCAGTAACCATGTACTTGTTAGCGGCAATGGCAACGATTTGAACCCATGAACCTGCAACACCACCAGTGGTAGTGCCGTTTAAGTTAATAAAGTCATTAGCAGCGGCGGCGTTAAAGCCAACCAATGCTGCGCCGTCGGTATCGGCATCATTCATAACAATCGTGCCAACGTATTTATCAGTGCCGTCTGTACCAATCTTCAAAGAGCTTGTAGAGATGGTAGTAGGAACCCAGATTGTGTAAACAACGCCTTCGTTATTGGCTGTACTTGGGTCTTGACCGGGGCCAGATGTTGTGGAGTTAGCTGAAACATTAATTGCGGGCAATGTCAATGTCAGTGCAGCCGCTAAAGAACCGCCAACCGCAATAATGCGACCGCCATGAGCTTCAGGGCTTAATGTGGTGCTTGTTGTGATGTCAACGACAGACGCTGGGCCTTGTTGATAAATGCCGCCCAATGAACGAATTGGGCCTTGAAACGTGGTACGTGCCATGATATGTGTCCTTACATACAAGTTAAGTGCATCAGTCTGTATGTCGTCAGCCGGGACTGTC